GTCTTTTTTAATATGGATCTGAGTAAGTACCCTAATTTAAAGACGGTTGTCTATAATGACTTTAATCGTCTTAATGCTAATTTAATGAAGTGGTCTAAACAATACGACGTATTGTGGGAAGAATTGTCAAAATACCCATGTCAACAATTAGGTGTGGTCGATACCCCACCCGAATACGCTGAAATGTTTAAACAATACCAACAAGAGGTTTTTAATAACGATTTGGTAATCACCGATGAAAACAGCTTAGATATTGCGGGTAAATATGTCTACGTTCTATGTCAAGTGTTCTCTGGTTCTAAACCAGAAACTGCAGCTTACACAGATTATAAGGGAAAGTATCGTTGTAAGGTTCTTATCTTTATGGATAAGTTAAAGAACCCAAAATTCCGCGAACACTTCGATAAATTAACATTCGTTGAGAATATGGACTTTCAACAAGTCGTTGAAAAATACGATTCACCAATGACCTATTTCTATATGGACCCACCATATTGGAAGACTGAGAATTACTACTCCAATCACGATTTTGATGTGAATGACCACACAAGACTTGCTGAGTGTATTAAGAATATTAAAGGTAAGTTTAGTTTATCTTACTATGACTTCCCTAAATTATCAGAATGGTTTCCTAAAGATGAGTATAAATGGGAACAAAAAGATTTTGCAAAAGCTGCGGCTGCTAAGAAAGATGGTAAACAGAATATGGGTACCGAACTCTTGATTATGAATTATTAAATTCGTATTTATTTAAAAAAGATATTATGGAAACAAAATGGTACTTGGTAAAAGTTCTACCCGGTAAGGAAAGATCGTTAGCGGAAGAATTTAATAAATATATTTCTTTGGGTAAGATGAATAGTATTACTCGATTCGTATGTCCAACAGAAAAAAATGTTGTTGTTGTTCGTAATAAGAAAGCAATTAGAGAAAAAGTTCTTTATAGTGGATATCTTTATTTTGAAACACCTAAAAAACTAAATGAAGATGAATTAAAAACTATCTCATTGTTACCTAATATTATGGGTATGGGTGGAAATAGAGTTCCTATTGAATTAAGAGATAGTGACATCAAACGTATTTTAGTAGATAAAGTGTTAGAACAACATGTGGATTCTAAAAAATTAAAATATTCGATAGGTGATCAAATTACAGTTACTGAAGGACCATTTAGTTCATTCGAAGGAATTATTTCCGAAATAAATGGAGAAAAAGTTTCAATCGAAGTGAAAATTTTTGGTAGAAACACAGCTGTCGAATTAACACTTAATCAAATATCAAAAATCTAATGGACTTATCCGCAGAAATTTTAATATACATTCAAAAAGTTAAATTGTATTTTTCAAACAACACAGAAGCCACACAATACTTTATTGGAGATTCTGATGTTGACTCTTTTTATAATCGAATGACAGAATTATCTAAAGAGAATTTTCAAAAATTTGGTTATCCTACTTTAAGTAAAGAACAATTTGAATCATTAAGACAAGTTGTGTTTACTGTTGAAGTTAATAAAGATGAATTATCAAAGACTAACGAAGATAATATCTTTATTGATATGAGAGGTTACTACAAAATTTGTCTTAATTAACTTTATTTTTTAACTATTTTATTTTATTATTGTAACATGACAAGACATTTACCAGAGAACTATCCTCTATACGATACAGTTTACGGAAGTGAAATACCAACAGAACAATATTACCTTATTTAAATGATACGTTACCATCAAAATTTGTTAATAATTTAAGTTACGACCCAATAATTATTGATTATTTTTTAAGTTTAGGATTTAAAGAAGAGACAAATATTTTTTCATCAAATAGAAGATACGATTTATCGTCACAATCATTGTATATTAATCATGAGAAGAAAATCATGATTAGAGTTATTGGTAACACCAGTAAAGACAAAGACCCCTTAATCCAACTTGATATTGTTTACGATATAAAGAATGGTAAACTATCAGAACAACTACAAACCGAAGAATTAAAAAAATTCGAAAAGACAAGAAAAAAATCTAATATCCAATTGGTTAAAAGTGAACACGGACACATGGATACTGAAGAATATGATTTATATGTTCCACCAATGGAATTGGAATTAAATTATGGTTCTGAGTTTATTAAAGTTCACGATGTAATTGTTAAAAAATTAAACGAAAATAACGGAAAGGGAATTATATTATTACACGGAGATCCTGGAACGGGGAAAACCTCATACATCAAATATCTTAGTACGTTAATTAAAGAAAAGGACATTCTGTTTATTCCACCATCAATGGCGGAGATGTTATCTGAACCATCAATTATTCCATTCTTAATGGAACATAAAAATGCAATTTTAGTAATTGAAGACGCTGAAAGAGTAATTTCAGATAGAGAAGGTAATGGCTCACCTGCGGGAGTGTCTAACATCCTTAATTTAACCGATGGTATTTTAGGTGATTGTTTATCTATTCAAATTGTTGCCACCTTTAATATGAAACGAGAAAAAATCGACCAAGCGTTACTTCGTAAGGGTCGTTTAATTGCTGAACACAAGTTTAGTAAGTTATCAGTCGAGGAATCAAATAGTCTTTTAAAACATCTTAAAAAAGACCATGAAGTAACAGAGGGAATGACTTTAGCCGATATATATAATGTAGATGTTGAACTATTCAAAACAACAAATAAAAGTAAAATCGGATTTTAAAAATTAAATATGGAAAACGTAACAGCAGATAAATTAAAAGAATTACAATTAGAAGGAAAAAATGTATTAGTTGATTTTTGGGCACCATGGTGTGGACCTTGTAAAACATTAATCCCAAGATTAGAGGACATTGAAAAAGAGTACCCAAATACCTCATTCATTAAAATTAACGTAGATGAAAATAGTGATGTTGCGATTGAAATGGGTATTAGGTCAATACCAACAGTTATAGTTTACAAAGGAGAGGAATTAATAAACAGATCACAAGGTGCACAACCTAACGGATTTTATAAAGATATTTTAGATAATTTATAATGCCAAATAGAATTATTATATTCACTTTAAACGGGTGCGGTCATTGTTCAGTATTAAAAGGAGAATTAAACAATGAAGGTATTGAATACACAGAAATTGAAGTGAGTAAACATGAAGAAATATGGAATAAGGTTGTTAAACAAACTGGACATAATTCCTTACCGACGGTTTTTATAAGTCTAAATGGTGAAGACGATGGTCCTGTTTTTGTCCCTGGTAGGGATTACCGAGATAAAGATGAGATAGTTAAAATAATCAAAACATATATTTAAAAATAAAAAGGGACATTAGTCCCTTTTTTTATGCAAAGAAGTAGAATAAAAGTATTTATGTAAAAGACTTTAGTTTTACATGGCATTACAACAGATAAATTGGCTCCAAATTGATACCACAAACGTTCCCTCAGGGTCGGTTATAGACTTAGGGGCGGTTTCAGGCGCACTACACGCGGTTTACGCTGATAATTTATTTATCTCAGGTGTTTCACTTGGATCATCTTCCGATGGATTAAATTTATATACGGCATCACTAAAAGACGCATTAGAGACCACAGGTTCAAATTTAACAGTAAAGGGTAACCTTTTAGTAAAGGGTACAACAACAGCCATTAATTCAACGACAGTTGCTATTGGTGACAATGTTATAGAATTAAATGGTACATCAGCGGTAAATGGAGGTTTATTAATAAAAGACCCAACATCACCCAATACGATATCGGGGTCACTACTTTGGGACACAAATTTAGATTATTGGAAGGGTGGACCATTAGGAAGTGAAGAAAAATTAATTAGACAAAGTGATTTTACTACCCTTTCATCTTCATTTTCTGCGTCAATTGCAAACGTACAAGACTCAAATATTTGGAAACCAACAGGTTCATTTTACGCAACAACAAATGATTTACAAGTTACTGGTTCACTTAGTATGTATGGATCGATGAGAATAAAGGGTGATTTAATTGTTGAGGGTAAAACAACTTTAGTTCAAAAAATAGACCCAAATATTGAATCTTTAGTAGTTTCTGGTGCAATGAGTATTGTCCAAAATCAAATAAATTCACAAGTTGTTGCGGCCTCTTTAACGATACAAAATCTTGGAACATGGGCGGATAGGTCAAATAATTCCATAATTGATTGTGGGGATGGTTTTTTCTAATTAAAAATAAAGTATTTATATAAAACAAAGTAAAGATAAAACATGGCACAAATAATTAAACACAGAAGAGGTTCGATACTATCACTAAAAGACGTAACCGCAAACGTCGGTGAATTGGTAATGGGAACAGGTTCTATAGAAAATCTAAACGCTCCTGTATTGTTCATTGGAGACACAGCAGTTGCTGGTGGATATAAACCTGTATCTAAAATTTATCAAGGAGCGGCGGCACCGGAAATTAGTGTTGGAGCTCACGGTTCAACATTGGACGGATTACCTTTCTATTCTACAAATACAAAAACCTTATACATTTTAGATAAAAGTGGTAATAGTGGTATTAACCTAACAGGTAATATTGAAGGAAATACAATTTCAGGTGTAACCATCAATTCTTTAACGGGAATTAATGCTAACATTACGAGTGTTACAGGTAGTAACGGTAATTTCTCTAATTTAACAGGAACAACATTTACAAGTACAAATGGTAATATCACATCTTTAACTGGTAGTAATGCAAATGTTACCAATATCACAGGATCCACAATTTCAGGGTCAAATGTTAGAGTAACAACTGATATGAGTGTCGGTGGAAAAGTAGTAGTGACGGGAGATATTTCAGGTTCTAATTTAAATTTAACAGGAAATGCCACGATTGATGGTAATATAGTTTTAAAGGGTAATATTAGTATTGGTGACCAAACAACAGATTTAGTTACATTCGGTGCAGATGTTAGTTCTTCAATCATACCAGATGTGGACAACGCATTTGATTTAGGATCTTCTTCTCAAAATTGGAGAAATTTACACGTAAGTGGTACAGCATACATTAACACATTAGAAGCAAATCAAGTAAACTTTACAGATTTAGGGGTTTTAGAAGATTTAACGGTAAGTGGTAGTACTTTCTTAGGTAACGGTGGTGATATCACAGTAATTAGCGGTTCAGTTTACAATGATCAATTGACCGAAAAGAGAATGGTTGTTGTTGGAAGTCAAGGTTTATTAACAAATTATAGTGGTTTAACTTTTGATAATGGTAATTTAAATTTATCTGGTGCTCTTGAAGTAACAAATATTCAAGGTACAGGTTCATTATATTTGAAACCCGATTTAGATGACTCAAGACTTTTTGAAATTTATAATAGTGCAGGACCTTCAGGTTATACAGATATTCACTTTGTGGGTAATGCAGATTTAAATTTCTTCGGTGATGACACAAATTATTTAAAAATAGATGATTATGCACAAACAGCAACACTTGTTGGTGTAAACGGTGTATTTGTTAGTTCTTCATTAAATGTTACAGGTTCATCAACTCTAAATTCAACATTAGAAGTTAAAGGTGCAACAGGACTTAACTCAACTTTGGATGTAACAGGTTCAGCAATTTTAAAATCAACATTAGAAGTTCAAGGGGCAACAGGACTTAACTCAACTTTGGATGTAACAGGTTCAGCAACTTTAAAATCAACATTACAGGTTGATTCAACATCACAACTTAAAGGTGCTGTAGGTATGAACTCAAGTTTGGATGTTACAGGTTCTGCAACTTTAAAATCAACCTTACAAGTAAACTCTACATCAGAATTAAGAGGGGCTGTAGGTATGAATTCAACTTTAGATGTTACAGGTTCTGCACAATTTAAATCAACAATTAATGTTGATAGTGAAGCAACATTAGCGTCCGCAACCGTTGAAGATTTAACACAAGACAGAATTGTAACCGTAGGTGCTGGCGGTTCATTAATTGATAGTTCAGGATTTACTTATAATGGTACTGTTTTCAAAATCGGAAACGGTCAATTCGAAGTTGACACAAATGATGGAGACGTTAGAACTTCAGGTTCATTAACCACAAATGGTTTAACAAACAATGGTAACTTAACTGTAAACGGTGTACTAACAGTAACAGGAAATACACAATTGCAAGCAAATTTATATGTATCGGGTAATTTGGAAGTTTTGGGTTCATCAACAAATGTTATTATCCAATCACAAACGGTTGAAATCGACGACAACATTATTAGAATGAACGCCTATTCTCCTTTCTTGAGATATGCTGGTTTTGAAGTAATGGATTCAGGTTCATCAGGTATTTCTTCATCGGTGTTATGGGATTCACAAAACGATTATTGGTTATTAACTAATCAAAATAATTCAGGTAGTAAATTTGTTGGTACAACATTCGGAGAACAAGGTTCTGAAGTTAGTTTAACAAGTGGAACAATACCAAAAGCAACTTCAGCAAATACAATTGGTGATAGTTTATTAACAGAAAATGGTACAACATTAAGTTATAATACCAATAAATTCCAAGTAACAGCATCAGATGGTGCTACTTTAATTGCGGGTAACGTAACGGTTAGTGCTGGTGGAGGTGCAGACGCAGGAACTAAGACATCTCAGGTTGTATTTAGAAACTCATCTAACGTATTAGGTTATGTTTCAGCAACGGAATCAACAGATGTTCTTGATGGAATTTTAGGATATAAAAATGCAGATGGAGCACTTAAATTCTCAACCGTAATCGACGGAGGTACATATTCATAGAATTTAAAAACATTAAAATAAAGGGAGGTCTAAAAAACCTCCTTTTTTTATTTATTTAATCCTAATTTTTGTGTATTTATAGTTAAGACCTATATAGGTCATAATTAATCGTGGTATATACCACAAACACATAGGAGAGAACCATACATATGGCACAAATAGTAAAACTGCGTAGGAGTAGTGTATCAGGTCAAAAACCAACAAACTCAAACCTACAATTAGGTGAATTGGCACTAAACACTACCGACGGTAAAGTTTACATGGCGGTTTCAGGTTCTCTCGGACCATCAGTTGAGGAATTAATCTCAACAAACACGGTTAATACAGGTTCAATTTTCATCACAGGAAATGTAACAGCATCAAATTTTTCAGGATCATTTAAAGGTGACGGTAG